GATGTCCTCAATTGCGGACATGCGGACAATTTCGTCCCTCATGCCGGCAACGGCGGATCGGAGTTCGTCAATCTTCATTTGTGAATCCTTCGGTGTGGACCAATGCCAACGCGACGCGTTGGGTTTTGGTTCGGGTAGGTGGGTTAGTTTCGACCGCGTGGACGATGTCCGGGGTGGTCGTTGTATCGGGTGCCGCGTGGATTGTCTCCGGGGCGGTCACTATGGCGGGCGACCCTGTGAGGTCGGTGCCACGGGCTAGAGCGTGGGCAATTTCTCGCCGCACGTCCGGATCGGTTAGCGCATCAATCGCGTCCCTAGAGCGTACACCAACGGACGTCCCATCGTAGGCAGGGAAAACGACGGGGCCGACCTCATACAATGCGACCTCCGAAATGGTGCGTTCCAAAATGCCATCGTCGCCCCGGGTGACTGTGTCCCCGTTGGCGGTTACTGAGAACCGAAACGACATGCCGTGGATGCTGCCATCCATGATGGCATCCCGGACGGGTTGCACTAGCCAATTGTCGGAGAGTCTCGCCCGGACGTGTAGTCCGTGGGTGTCCTCAACAATGGAGGTGATGCGACCTAGCGGAATGGACCCGATGACCGGGTGCGTTCCGTGATCAAATTGGAGAACCGGCATGTGCTGCCCGATGGTGCGTTTGAACGCGCCCGGGGCTATCCGTTCCCGGAACGTCCCCTCATGCGAATCGATCATTGTCCAATCGTTAAAGACTGCCGCATACCCGTCCAACGTCAACCCGTCGGCGGTTGGTGTCGCACGAAACTCAACGTGGCGGACCAAATCGGTTTTCCCCAACTCGGGGATTGGGTTCTGAATCTCTGTCATTGTCTATGCTCCCGATGTTGTTGGTGGTTGCAACTGTACGGAATAGAGTCCCGTATGTTGTAGGGATGTGAAATCGTCGGTTGTCACGGCGGTCACCGCGGTCGATGGGACAAACCCGGCCCGAATCAAACTCTCAATTGTGAGAGCGTTCCGGGATTGGATGTCCGCCAAATCTAGGACGTCCTCCTGTAGGAACGAAACGTCCCGGGCGTCAAACCATAGGCGCGACCCTGCATCTGCCGGCGGGACTAACGTTTGCAATGCGCCGCACGCGGAACGCCACAACGGCCGGATCGTGCCATCCGCAAACCTGCGACGCGCTGCCGAATAGTTACCCGCATTTAATGCCGACCCGGCGAGTCCCTCACTAATTCCGAGAATGGACGCCGGTACACCGGCGGCCGCCGCGATGCGAGTCTCGCCGGCACCCTGCACCGATTTCATTGCGAGTTCCTCAAAGTTAGAACCAACAACCCGGACGTCAGAACCGCCGCCCAAATACATAGTTTTGAACGCGTTCTCGGTGCCGGCATGACCTGACTCAATCTTTTCCCGGAGTCGGTCAAACGCCTCCTGAGTAATGGACGGGTCCATTGACACAACCAAATTGGGAGTCGCCGCATTATCTAGGAACGCCGATTTGTAATCCGACAACTGCCCATCGACCTGAACGTCCTGCAACACCGATGACAACCATGACGCCCCACGGAACGAAAATTTGGGGTCCGGTAGTGGCCGATAGTGGGCAACCTCCGACGGTTCAAAGAACGCGACCTCGCCACCATGATCGTCTACTAGATAGTAACCGGCCAACTGATGGCCAACTGTGCGCCCCGTCGTGGGGTCCTCAACTGAGCCGGTTGCAATGACCACGCGCATCGGGTCCAACCGGACCAACCCGTCATCGTATTTGATCCAAAAGGAATTCCCATACAATGAGGCATCGATTTCCATGCGGCCCAATAGGTCGCCGGTATTTGCACCCGGCCACGGCACCTCTAACGGAATCAACGATTGGGTCCCATACATAGACCCCGGACGCGATGCCGCATAGGCTTGATAAGTAAATCGGACCTCCGCAAATACCATTGCCCGTAGGTGGATACACGCGGCAACAATCGGATTGTTGGCACCCTCTAACGCGCTTAGAGCTGCAAGATTGCTATTGGGTGCGACGTATTGGACACCGTTGAATCCGAACCGGGTAAATAGGTCCTGATAGTCGGGGGAGGTGAGACCGGCGGCACGCGTTGACGTGCTGCGACCGAGTAGACGTTCTAACACGTTGGACCCTTCATCGTTCCAATCCGAGGGCCACACCAAATGTGATGGCCATGATCCCGGCGGCAATGATGCCGGCGGGTAATGCGATTAGCCCGACCCCAATGGCGATGGCAATGCCACCGACAATTTGGATGATCGACGCCAACGATTTTGTTTCTAGTCCCATGCGATCCACGCCTCCGGTTTCCCTGTCCCCTTCGATGACATCGCCCGATCGTAGGCGAGAGTCACCGCCACCAACGGCGAAATGTCAACGGCCGTGTCCGACCTAGCCCATGTCCACGAATCGCCCGACGTCCTCCGGCGTGCTGCCGTGGCCGCCAAATCTAACAAAGGATTAGTCCGGACCTGTACCCGCTTATCTGCTACAGCGTCATAAAAAACGCCACACGCGTTGGCCATCTGCCGGGTCGCATACTTTTCGACCTGTACCCGGCGCCCCTCCAATGCGTCAAACAACGAACCGGCCGGCGAGTAGCCGTCCAACACGACCCCGGCGGACCACCGTTCCGACAACTCAACAATCCGATCCACGACCCAACTGACTCCGGGCCGGTGGTCTACTAATTCGACCCGACCCGATTCGTCACAAACTGCAATCGACGATGCGGAACGGTCTGCGTTCACATCAACGGCGAACGTCATCCGGCCCTCGGGCCTGACACCCTCTCCATTTACTGCATCCCAAATTGCGGCCGGGAGGATACGTTCGTCCGATGTCGTTTGTTGATTTAACCACGACCGGCGAAAATCGCCTTCCGACATCGTGGCCCTAGCGTGCCGGACAACATCCTCCGAGATTGTGTGGCCTAGTGCCGGCATACATCCCCACCATGTTCGGGGGTCATCGATGTCGGCATCATCGGCGGCGGACCACTCAAAATAGGCGATTCCCGATTTGTCGCCGGCGAGACTCGCCGCACGACCCGCCGCAACCTTGCGGTTCAAATAAACGGACGCCTCCGTCCCTGCCGTCGAAACAATCAAAATTTGGGCCGACGCCCGGGTGGCCATCGCCGGGAGTAGAGCCTGCTCCCTCCGGTCATCGGTATCGGAAAACGCCTCGTCAATAACTCCGAGGTCAATGGTCCGGCCATGCCCTGCCGACTCCGATGTCGCCAACACATCAATCCGGGAACCATTTTTGAACACAATCGATTCGGTTCCCGAGCCTCTGAAAACTCGGGTGACCGTCGCCTTCAACGGCGACCCCATGAGGATCGGCGCCTGATCGTCAATCAATTTGCGACGCGCATCCCAACCCGTTTGAGCGGTATAGGCGCAACGCTGCATCGAATTCCACATCAACGCGCGTTGCAACTCCCACGCCAAAACCAATGTCGTTTTCCCCGACTGCCGGGGTACCGTCACGACAACCTCACGGAACGCCGGCAACCCTGAATCCCTGTCAATTTCTAAACCCGTATCCGCGACCAATTGTTGCCACGGCATAAGGGTATGGCCCAACTGCCGGCCAATAGTCAAAATCTCCGGGCCTAACGTCTGCCTATCGTGAGACCTCGGGGTCGACCATCGCGGATTGCAGAACACCGAGGACCGCGGCAAATTCGTCAATGCCGTCATCGCGTTCCACCATCAAACCATCCAACGCCTGACGAAACTCCCGCCACAACGACGCGTTCCCCGGATCGGCGTCCACCGCATCGGCCAACGATTCGACCATTGACACGCGTGCCGCATCCGCCGGCGACAAACGCCCCGAGTCCTGCAACGCCGCCACGGTCACATTGACCGCCGTGCGGTTCCTCCCATAAATCGGTGCCACAGGTTTCGGAGCTGCAACCCGTTTGGGCGCTGCCTTGCCTGTGGCCTTTTTTGGTGCTGCCATTCGTGTCCCTTTTTCTCATGCATAAACGGGTGCATAAACGTCGCAAAGTTATCCACAACCCGAGGACAAAACCTGCCCCAATTTTCTCAAAAAAATACGAATAAAGGG